GCATGCAATGCATTGAGGCGTCAGTTTATACCAATGCATCTCAGTGCGGAGGACGTAGTACAATCGTCGGGAATAAGTGCACCCCTTGTAAGAAGGGTGCAATCAATAACAATTGTATTTACTGTGGATTGTGCATGAGCAGTGATGATAGCGAATCTGGACAAGAACCGACGGAACCTGAAATGGGAGTTGTTGCAACAGCAGCTTCCACTGCCGGGTCCCTGATATGGTCTTCGGTTTTGCCTTGGGTGAACCCCTTCATCAAAGCGCAATGGCTTTGGAGTATCGACAACAACACCATGAAAGTGTTCCACGAAGAGATTGTCGAAGAACTCAGCTATTGGCCCGACACCATCGGGTGTACTGCTTTTAGCTTAATCCCTCGGTCCTGGGAAGTACGACCAGATGGATCTCTCACATGGTTTGGCAGAAAGAAAGACTCTTATTTGCGGATGATGGCTGCTGAGAAGCAGATATTTCTCCCGCTTTCCTACTACTTTCGCCGAGCTTTGTGTTGGGGTCTTATCTCATTCATGTTCTTCGCATCTGCTTGCTACTTAATGGAGCGGATCGGACTCAATCCTCGAGAATATGAGGCTATTGAGTATCGTGAGCGAATATACCATGAATGGGACTGGAAATATTTCTACCCCGAATATTCAAGCTACGTGATGGAACGACGCGAAATGTATGCAGAGAGAGGAATTTATACTGAAAACTGGCTAGATTGGAAAGACTACTATGTAGACATTTACTACTGGCAACGGTTATTAGGTTACCTCTGCATACCTTGGTACTTCACAAGAGTGAAACTGGTTCCGGTACTCGTCGCTCGCACTTATGAATGGTGGTTAGCACCCACTATTGCATGTATTTTTATTACACTCACTATGTTCTTCTACATGTGGTTTCGACGTTGGATGGGATTCACCCAGCGTTATGAGGACTTGAAGAAGAGATGCGCAAGTGATCCTCATCTTCAAAAGAGTGTTTATGATAAAGCGAGACGACACCCAACAGAGTACAATCACCTTCTCCCTACAGCAGTTGGTGTTGTCGGAGCAATTGTTACAGGTCTTATGATATGGAACTCAATGAGATCCATCCCAGAGGCCGACCTCAAGCGCGATGAAGACACCAAGTCTTGGAGTGACTGGTTTAGTTGGTCTCGAGTGGTTGCACAACCACAAGAACCAGCCAATCATGCCAACTCCGAGGCTGTCGAAGCGATCGGCAAGGCCATGGTTGATGTGTATGCCACAGTAAATGGAAAAGAAAGGAAAATTTCTGCTGTGTTTACACGACCAGGAGTCATGCTGATACCTCGACACTTCTTCAAGGAGAACGTCGACAAAGAGGAGATCCTTGAGCACCTCGACCTTCGGTATGAGTGCAAGGGCGG